TCCAGATGCTGATGCTTTTCATGAATACAAGATGGCCAAGGAAGCATTCAATAAATCTGCCACCGACGTAACAGGCGCTAAAAAAGAGCCAGAAAATCCCGGTGTTCAGAAACAGACTCGTGACGCACGTGCACTTGCAGAACAAAACAACAAGAAAGCGGAAGGCGAAGATGCGCAAGAAAGCTGATCAGTTAAACCGCATTGAAGAGCGCTTGGGCGAGATTGTAGATCTTCTCCGACTTCTCACCATTCGCGAACTTTCCAAAAGCGTGCCGGGGGTTTCTGCAACACCGGCTACTCCTTATATTCCACCTCTAACACCTGTTGATCCAACGAAACCGTGGCAACCTCCGATCTTGCCTGCGGTCCCCGATCTTGGATTCACTTGTCCACGTTGCGGAATGAAATTCAGCGGTGTGGCTAATTATGTTTGCCAAGACCCTACGTGCCAGACAGGGCTGGGGCCAATTACATGTTAAAAAATGACTAAAAAAATTACAGGCGTGAATCCTGATTTTGCCGACTATTCTGAACTAGACACAGACGCATTAGATGCGGTCGAAGAGTTTATGGATGGACAAATTTCCTATGATGAGCTTAAAAACTTGGTAGGAACAGAAGCAGCATCTGTTCTAAAGGAAATTCACTTTGGAAAAGACGATCTCGATTCTTACTTTGACTCTCCAGAATCATTGTAAAAATATTTTTTGCATATGACCCGTTTTTGTTCTGGACCTTGACATTTAAGACACGATCAGGTAAATATTTCAACATCGACGCCAAAAGTTTAGATTGTCGTGTGACAATTTGTAACCAAATGGCACATAGGAGACACCCAGTTTCCAGCCTCGACGGTGTCGAGGTCAACTTAGCAAGGGCACGCCACGGGGTGGTGTGGATACATAGATGGCAACTCTCACGTACGAAAGTCTTTCGGAGGTCCCGGAGGACCTACAGGACGCAGCCAAGGAAGAAAACGGTAAGTATATCGTTTCCGTGACATCTTCGGGGAAGATAAAGGAATTCCGTGACAACAACATCGCTGTTACTAAGGAGCGTGATACGCTTCAAGCAGCACTCGCACAATACGAAGGTGTAACAGGCGTTCCTCTGCCTGATCTGGATGACGGCAAATTGTCAGACTTCGCGAAAACACTGGAAGCTTTGCGTGACACCAGCAAGAAAGTTGCTGACGGCAAATTGGTTGAAGAAACCTCTCTGGAAGAAGCTGCTGCGGCACGCGTAACAGAGGTAACAGGTAACTTCAAAGACCAATTAGCGACGATGGCTAAAGACCGTGACGCACACAAAAGTGCGCGGGAAAAGGCAGAACTTCGCGCCGACCAAATGATGGTCGAAAATGCTGTCCGCCTAGTGGCATCTGATCCAGATGTGGCGATGATTGACAAGGCCGTATCTATGGTCCTGCAAAGCGCGCTTGAGACTTTCAAGGTGGGTGATGATGGTAAGCTGACGCCAAAGCACAATGACGGAACGGTGATTTACGGTTCTGATGGTGTGACGCCGAAGTCAATCAAAGAATGGTTGATGGAGCAACGTGAAGAGAATGACTTCTTGTTTCAAGGGTCCAAAGGTGGCAACGCTTCCGGTTCGTCCGATAGTTCCACAGGACGCCTCTCAGCGGCACAGTTGGCCGACATGAAGCCAGCGGAACGTATGAAATACGCTCGCGCTAATGGCCTAGGATAAGAACTATGTTGGAGCCTTCGGGCTCCAGCCCCGCGAATAGCTAAGTAAGCTTCGGCAGACTTAGTTTTAATGCCTTCAACTTGATTGGGCTGAGTTGAGGGGGATAACAGGCTCGGCGAGCCTGCTTCACAGCCCTTAAAATGAAGCAAGCAAACCGTAATTTAGGAGACACGAAAGTGATCACTCTGTTTGAAGCCTCCAAGCTCAACCCCGGTGAAGTTCTGCGGAACACCGTGATCGAGCACTTCGCTCGTATGAGCGACCTGCTGCGTGCAACCAACTTCATTAATGTTGATGGTGGTGCGTATGTTTATAACATGGAAGGGTCGCTTCCGGGCGTTGCATTCCGTGGTGTCGGTGAGGGATACACCTCTTCGGCTGGTATCATGAACCCTGAGACTGAGCGTCTGCGCGTTGCAGGCGGCGACCTTGATGTCGATCTCGCAACTTTGAAGATGACTTCCGAAGATGTTCGTGGTTCTCACGAACTCAAGAAAGTCAAGGCCCTGTCTCTGACAATCGGCGCACAGATGATCAACGGTGACTCCACTGCTGACCCACGTGGCTTCGACGGCCTTCGTGTACGTATCCAAGGCGACCAGCTTTTGGACAACGGTTCTACTGATGGCGGTGACGCTCTCAAGATCAGCAACCTGCGCGACCTTATCGACCAAGTTGATGATCCTACCCACCTAATCATGTCGAAGAAGATGCGTAACCTGCTTTCAGCAGCCGCAACTGACCCACAAATTGGCGGATATATCACATTCGGTCAAGACGAATTCGGCAAGCGCGTAACTCAGTTCGACGGACTGCCAATCGTAGTCATCGACTATGACGCAAACGGCGATCAAATCGTTGCTTTCAACGAAATCGGCGTTGGTGGTCCAACTGCGACTGCAACCTCCATCTACTGTGTCAACATGTCTGACGAAGGCGTGATTGGTCTGCAAAACGGTACCATGGAAGTTCGTGATCTAGGTGAACTTCAAAGTGCACCTGTCATGCGTACTCGTGTGGAATGGCTCGTTGGTATGGCGGTTATGCACGGACGTGCTGCGGCACGTCTACGTGGCATCTCAAACGCAGCAGTCGTCAAGTGATCGCTCTGGGGGTTAGCGTTTGAGCTAACCCTCCTTCAATAACCCCTAGAAGGCACTGACCTTATTCTCAAGGAGAAAACGAGAAATGGCACGCTCAGAAGTAAGCTACACATACGAAGCCGACACCGCTTTCCGCGCTCCGGGTTCTGCTGCGATCACCGCAGACGGTAACCTCGGCGAATTCGCGCTGGACAAGCTGGTTAACGCACGCGAAGGCGACCAGAAGAACAAACTGGGCGCAGAAGGTTATGCAATTGTCATCGCTGTTGAAAACGCTGTAACGGCTGTTGGAGACGAAACATATCAATTTGACGTTGTTGTCGGACCTACTGGTCTCGCTACATCTGTCCTAGCTGGGGCGACTGCGGTCGTCGGTTCCGGTCAGTACGTCATCATGGTTGATGCACACACAGTTGAAAAATTGTCTGCGGATCGCGAATCCCTTGGATTGAATGTTACTGTTGGTGGCGTTGCCCCATCCGTTACTTTCAGTGCTTGGGTTGCATACGCTAACAACCACGGTTAAGACCCGGTTGTAAACCTTTCAGAAAGGGCGGCTTAGACGCCGCCCTTTTCACTTTAAACCCCTGATAAGCCGGAGACTCGACACTATGGCTAACGCACCTTCCCACGCAAACAACCCCGCATCCGACCAAGTAACAATTTTCAACGCAAATGGCGACACTGTAGTAATGTCTCGCCTCAACGCTGTTGACCTTGTTCGCATTGGCACGCATTTTTGGAAGTCCCAAGACATCCACGTAGAGCGTCCCGAAGCTGATGGTCCGGCTGATCCAACCGCGAAAGTTGTGACGATATACAATGCAGAAGGAACACCATTCAAGGTTGACTCTGCCAACGCGCGTGATATGATCAACATGGGCAACTACTTCTGGAATGATCCGAAGTCTGTCGCAGAAACCACAACCGATACTGAAACAACTGCTGTCGCAGAAACCACAACCGATACTGAAACAACTGCTGTTGAAGAGGCATCTTCCGAAGAAGACGAAACAACTGAGCCAGAAACGACCGACGTTGAAGAAGACGCAGGCGAAGAAAGCGAAGAAGCACCAGAGCAAGAATCTCTAGAAGCAGAAGCTTTGCGCGTATCCGGCTCTGACGACGTTGTAGTCTACTTGGAAGGTTTCTCAGAAGAATCTCTTCGCTCAATGGCACAAGAACGGTTCGGCGAAAAAGTTCACCACCGCGCTTCTAAAACCAACGTAATCGCAAAAATCGTTGAATTTGAAGAAGCACGTCTCGTAGGGGACGATCAAGCAGACGCTTGATCTCCCTCTCATAGGGAGAGACCAGCTTCATGGCTAAAAATGTTCTTCGCTTTAAGGCATCAACAACGGCTGCGGTCACAACCGCTGCCGTTGATGCATATGTCAACAACTCCACAGACCAAATTGAAGTGCGGCTGATTTCTGATCGAGCAACACACGTCAGTGTGATTGGAACGGCCACCGATCAAGACGCGTTTGTTCCTGCCGAATGCATCGAACTTCTTCAAGTTGATCCCGGAAAAACTGTTAGCGTTCTTCGCGAAGCATCCGAGACAGACGGCCTTGTATGGATAACAGAAATCCAGCGGGTGTAAAGTATGAATATTTCTACTTTTCTTTCAGGGGAAATTGCACAGTTCATTAATGGTTTGGGCGGTACATCTGCACCGACTTCATTGACTGTGGCTTTATCTGTTGCGGACCCTCTAGCAGATGGTTCAGGATTGGTTGAACCATCTGTTTCTGATGGGTACTCACGCCAATCATTGACACTGACACCGCCTGTATGTACACCGGGTGCAGGAACGTCTTCATACAATAATATGCCACTTATATTTGGTCCAGTAGTGAATAACGCGTGGCCCACCATCACCCACATCGCAGTGTTCGATGGAACAGGCACAAACATGCTGTTTCATGGGGAACTAAACGTACAACGGGCAGCGCCTGTCGGTGATGAAATTTCTATGGCTGTTAATGCTATTCAAATTCAGACGAAAGATTATTATTCAGACTTCTTCGGAAAAATGATTTTGAATTATCTGCGCGGCACTGATTTTCCGACACCACCAATTACCACGGATTTGGCGCTGTCTCTTACCAATCCTTCACAAGATGGCAGCACTATTGACGAACCTGTTCTCGGGTATACACGTCAACCAATTACATTTGTCACAACTTCTGTGACTAATTCGGGCCGAATTCTCACAAGCAACGGCCCGTATATTTTCGGACCTGCTGATGTGTCTTGGGGATTAATTACACATAGTGCACTGTTTACGGATGCCGGAGATATGCTGTTTTTCGGGCCAGTGGCAGTTCAACGTACTGTGGGAGAGGATGATTCTTTCGCTGTTCCTTTTGGAGCATTGACACTACTCCTTACGTAGGAGGATTAAATGTCCCAATGTAAGACAACAACGAAACCACGTTCAGGACTTATTGCTTGTTCAGAATTTTCTGTTAATCCTGTAATTCAGTCCGCTGCTGCAACTTCACTACAAAGTTCTGTTACTTTTTCTATTTCCGGGTTTGTTTCTGTTCTCATGGCTCCCGCTGTGTTTCAAGGAACACATGAAGTCTACGTGGAAAATACAGAAGATGTAGCAGCTATTCTGATAAGCCGCGCCGTACCTGTTCAATCCCCTCGCTCTGATGTAGAAACCCTTTGGGTCCTTAATAACATCGGACCCGGCGCTGAGTGCTGTGATCTTAGTGATAGCGGAACAGGTGGAACCGGAAATGCGTCTATTACCATTGTACCAACAACTGTTATTGAAAATGCAGTTGCGTCTACTTTAGGAATTGGCGATGCAGGATTTTTGTTGTTCAACGAAGAAACCGGTACACTAAAAATCTGGACGGGTCAAGCTTTTTCTGATACAGTCTCAAATAATGGTGCCACGGATTGCTCCGATCTTGACGGAGGCTTCGCGAACAGCACTTATCTAACAACCCAAGTATTCGAGGGAGGGGATGCAAATGGCTAGTATCATTCAAATCCGCCGAGATACTTTATCTAATTGGAATAATGCTGATCCAATTTTGGCACAAGGAGAGTTCGGACATGTTTTGAACGAACTTGATCTTCGAATCGGAGACGGGGTAACCCAATTTAGTGGTCTCGTTAATATCTTGGCAAACCCTGAACAAACTCTAGCAACTGCAAACTGGTGACACATGGCAACTTATCAAATATTTAAAGAAACAGCTCTTCCGGGCACTCTTGTGGCTAACGGAATTTATCTGATTACGGCAGCAAACGCTGACTACGTTGAAATGTATGTGACAGATAACGCGGGCGCAGCTACACGACGAATTCCTACAGAAGCTGATATTCAAGCACTCATCAACTCTTCCGTGGCAAGTCTTGCTTCTGTTGAAGTTGTGCCAAACATTGCAGCACGCGACGCACTCACGCTCACGGCGAACACCAAGGTTTGGGTTGTAGATGCAACCGCAGACACTACCGTTGATAATGGCGGTGCGGAATACCTGTGGGACAACACTAACTCTGTCTTCATAAAGACTAGCGAATTCGAATCCATGGATGTCATTCTTAATTGGGCAGACATCGTTGGTGGTCCTTCTTCTACCCCTGCGGCGATTGATGCAGCAGTTCTTGCTTCGCATACTCACGCAAACAAAACAGAACTCGATAAAATTACCGAAGACGTTGATGGCTTTGCCGCCTATGCTGGAGATTCTTTGGTGGTAACCGGAAACATCGCTTGGTAATCTGATATGGCTACTTTTAAAGTAGATAAAGTTGTATCGACGCTCCCATCGACGTTGATTCCAGACACTATTTACGCAGTACGTGTTGGCACTGGTTTTGATTTGTATTTTACAGATCAAACTGGAACAATTGCACATACTTTGAATAATGTGGTAATTTCTACTGGAGCTATAACTGGGCAAGTACCGATATATAATGATGTTACAGGTGCATATGAGCCCGGGGATTTAGCGCAATCTTCCGCTGTTGTCGAAACTGCCGCAGCTTCTGCTGCTGGTTCAACTTTGGGCTTACAGCAAGCACTTTTGGCCAACTCCGGACAGCCGGGACTTACCGTTCTAGCTGTAGGATTCACAACATCAGGTAAAGTTCAAGGGTCTTCTTTGGGAGACGGTAACGTTGTAGAGGTTTATGCAAACGGAGCGGATTTCAACACCGGAACTGTTCTATATCGCGAATTTATGTCACTTGGAGAACCAATCTGTTTTACTGGTTTGTCGAACGGTGCTATTATCACGTCTACTCAAGGGTTTTATGGATTCTCAGAACAAGTAGATTTGGCAGACGAAAGTCCCATGCCACTTTTGTCGTATGGCCTGTCTTTCAAATCTACCTTCTTCTTTGCGTTCCGTAATTGTAACGTGTATGCCCCCGGAGCAACCGGAGCAAACCAAGGATGGATTCATGTTGTAAATGGACCCTTGGATAGTACAATCCGCTTGGCAGATGGTACAGGCGTAACAATTCAAGGACAAGAAGATATCTCTCTGGCTCCTTGGGAATATTATCGTTTGTATACAGACGGAAACCAAGAATACATCTTGGAAGGGACAAATCCCATCATGGCATGTCACGCTGCCAATATGGATTTGAGTCCAGCAGGGCGTTTCTATGATAGTCGCCTGATCATGCCTCTTACAAATGATGGTATCACGTGGCCCCGTTCTGGACAAATCTCTGCTCCGTACGACAACACACAAGTTGCTTTCTTCGTTCGGGATGGTGCGGAAGGATTCATCAACAGCACCGCTGGTACAGGTGTGTCTCCCGGTTCTCCCGTAGACTTCGATGCTGCTATAGGCGTAGGAACCGGCGCTAATGACGCTGATTATGAACCTAACGGCGCGACTCGCGTATTGGCCACAGGCTTGGTGTCTGCTTTTTCTGGTGCGGATAGTGCTGGACTTGAAGCATCTCCTTTGATGCCTACAAGTGCCATGTCACAAGTTGTAGCCCAGCCTCTAACAATTGCCGATACTGGCGATGGTGGAGACAGCGGTGTAGCCATTGCTAGCCCTTATACAGGAACGGCAAAAGTGTACGAATGGAACATCACCACTTCGTCTCTTGACTTGGCTTACACAGTTCCTCTCACACGTTCCGGAGTGACTATTGCAAGCAAAGAAGACCAAAAGCATCCCGCCGCTGGTTTAATCTCTAATGATGGTGTTGCTTCAAATACTTTGGTTGGACAGCTTAACCCCGGCGTTATTATTGCTGATGTACCTATAACCGTAGTTGTCCAAAATGGTACACCAACTCTGGTGCCATCAATTCGCAGCCAAAACGGAACAACAACAAATGGGATTATTTCCCAAGACGATGAAACTTTGACACTTGGAATTACTCCAAATCAACTTCGTGCGGAAATTGTAGAAGGTGAAGATGGAATTTTATATAAACGTAACGTAACTGCCGGAGCCACAGCAGGTTCCGGAGAAGCTGAATGGGTAGAAGCATGAATCTTACATTCGAGATAGACGACGCAGTGGTATATGCTCTTGCCGTTTCACAAGGCTGGTCACCAACTGTTGAAGACACTACACAGGAATTGGTGGAGGATAATCACCCATTGATTCCTAATCCTGTTACAATTCAAATGTTTATGGCACAGGCAATCCCCGCTTTCATCACTTCAACTGTGGTAACGGCTGGCCGCACAAAAGTTCTCACTGATTTCTCTTCCATTTATGATGGACTGGAACATTCAGTGAAAAAGGGAGATTTCGATGCAATGATTCTGGCAGGAGATATTGACGGAATCAAGGCGGCAGTAAAAGCTAATTTGTGATTTAACTAAAACCGTCTATCATCTTACCCCGTGACATTTTCAATACACTGTGCTATGTTCAGCTTAGATTGAAACTTTTTTCGGAGTAAACACATGCCAACTCGTGTATACTCGCCCGCTGGTGAGCCTTTTGATATCCCGCGTCGCGATCTCGCAGACAAACTGATTCTAAATGAAGGCTGGACTCAAACTGCTCCTGCCGTCGAAACACCTGTGGAAGAAACTCCAAAAACTCCAAAGCGTTCTTCACGTCGTAAGACTAAGAAAGAAGAAGCGGTAGAAGTGGAAGTGTCCGCTAACGCGGACGATGAAGAAACAATCGAAGAATAAACTTCTTAGTCGGAGACAACAGGTATGGCTGAACTTGATCAAGCGTCCGATGGCGGACTAGGTCTCGCGTTTCTTTTGACGGAAATGCGTGATCTTCGCAAAGGAATGGAATCTCGTGATGAACGTATTCACGGATCGCTTGACGGTCTTCGGGGAGATGTTACGATTCTTTCTACGAAAGTGGACCATAGCCAAGATGATGTATCTAACATCAAAATCGATGTCAAAGGACTCCGCTCTGACGTAGACAGCATCATGGAAGATCGCAAAGCAGAAACGGTTCGCCGAGAATCTGCTTGGAGTGGTCCAAAGCGAGTCGGAACTACTCTTGTAGCAGTGGCGAGTGCTATTGGTGCCATTCTGGTGATCATGAATTTCTTTCCAGCGGCTGCGGCTCTGCTGCCTTTATAAAAATCTCGAAATTATCAACGCTCACATACCACAGCACAGGCGGCTGTGAACCGTATAGGTGTGCCTTGTGGTGAGCTTAACCTCGGAGACGGACATGGTTGAAGACAATTTCGACAGCCAAAATAACAACCAAGAAGGAGTTAGTCCAAAAGCCACACGTCGTATGCAACGCAAAGCTGAAAAGCAAGCCCGCCAAGCCAAGCGAAATCCAAAACCGCTTGAGCCTCGTAACCAACACCAAGCTGACTATATTGAAAGTCTTGAAGATAACGAACTAACGTTCGCGATTGGTCCCGCAGGTGTAGGAAAAACCTACGTCCCTTCTCGTTTCTACGGAAATATGTTGGCGACTGGGCAAATTTCTAAGCTTTATGTAGCACGTCCAAACGTCGCCAAGTCTAAGCATAAGAATGGTTACTTACCGGGAACGCTTGAAGAAAAGACTGCACCGTGGCTCGTCCCTATTTTTGAAGGCATAAAAGATGCTATGGCACCTTCTGAATTTGATCGATTGCGTCGTGAAAAACTAATCGAAGAGGTTCCTTACGAATTCATGCAAGGACGAACTTTTAAAGATGCAGCTTGCATTATTGATGAAGCTGAAAATCTTGATCTTGATGATTTGTATATCACTCTAACCCGTCAGGGTGAAGGGCTAAACATGACCTTATGTGGCGACATTCGCCAGTCTCGAATTCACAACAGCGGCCTCGCTGATGTTGTTTCTATGGCTCGGTATTCTTGGATGGATAGTGTGGGAATCGTTGAATTCGATGAAGGTGACGTTGTTCGTTCTCGACAAGCACGTCAATGGGTAATGGCGTTCAACCGCCATAACTTGTCTGAAACCGAGAATTATGGTAAGGATGAAGATGAATCATTCAAAAACAATCCGCCTACATTCTTGGCTGATTAAGGAGACATAATGGCTGTAACATTGGAAGTTGAAGACGGTTCTGGACTGTCTACGGCTAATTCGTATATGACAGCCATCGAAGCTGATGGCATACTTTGTCTCAACCCGACCGCGTACACCACGTGGTTGGCGTTAAGTCCTGTACAAAAAGACTCGTTTCTTGTGTGGTCTTCGCAGTACCTAGATTCTTATTTTGATTGGGAAGGCCACAAAACTGTAAAAGAGAGTGGTCTTCGCTGGCCCCGTTGCGGAACAAAAGATCGCGATGGATGCTACATTAGTGATGATGAAATCCCTGAACAGCTTAAACAAGCTGTCGCCGAAGTTGCTGTATTCTTAGTTAATAGCGATGCAGCAGCGTCTGGAGGACAAAGCAGTAATCTTCCAGAAGGTATTAAACGAGTAAAAGCCGACGTTGTTGAAATTGAATTTTTCGAAGACGGGAGTACTGACTCACAATCAGGAACCGATCTTTTGCCAGTTAATGTTGGATATATTTTGCGAGGCATTGGCCGCATAATTACAGGTCGCCGTCGAGTTGGACAGGTTGTACGATAATGTTTGAATCTCTTCTAAAAGATCAAATGCAGAATGTCATGAAAATTTTGGGGCAAGTCGATGGACTGGCCCCAAATCAAACATTCGTGTCGAAAGAAGAATATGCCACTTATGATACATCAACACGCATGTATACGGCAGGAGAGACCGACTATCCAGATGTGCCCATGGTGTTGGCACGTTTCACCATTGAAGAAATGGATTCTGAAATCATAGCAACGACAGACCAGAAAGCAATCATCGCTTCTTTGGACCTTCCTGTTGAACCGCGTCCTCAAGATAAAATTCGTACCGCAGACGGTAAAGTATATAATGTTGAACGACTCATGGGAGTACCCGGGGAAAGCATATATATTCTGCATGTACGACGCACGGAGGGATAAATGTCTGTCGTTGTAAACGAAGTGAATTTCAAACGCGCCCTAGACTCGTATTACGACAAGCTGGTTAAGAAATTTCGAGCCCGGATGCGTATGTTGATGGAAGCCGGTATGGTCCGTCTTATTCGTCGTACACCTGTTCACACAGGCGCCGCAGTGATGAGCTACGTCGCGTCCTCTGGGCAACCTTTCTCAGGGGCTCCCGCAGGTGGAAGGGACCCTGTAGAACCAACAAACCGTTTGCCTGTTGGATCAGAACGGTTGCGGGCTTGAAGCAGGTGAATTGCCTACCGAACCTTTCACGCCGCGTTCCCCCCAAGGTATGTTTGGCGTCACACTACAAGAGCTTGTAGCACTGCTTGGGAGTAATCCTCTATGACACCGGATTTTTGCAGCGCAGTCGAAGAGTTGTTTCAGTTGTCTATGGCAGCAGAATACTCCGGAATGAAGGTATTCTTTTCTAATCCGCCACCTAGTGATGAGCCCGGAACATATGCTGTGATTCACATTCTCGCATCAGAAGATGTGTTACCTATAAACGTTGGTATCAATGCTAAATCCCGTAACGTCGGAATTATTCAAGTTGATGCCTTTAGTGCAAAAGACATAGGACCGGGACAAGCCCAACGAATTGCTCATTTTGCCGGTAAAATTTACAAGCGCCTAAATATGAATGTCACCACTGAGGGGCACGCTGTATTCAAAGACCCCGGTGTTGTTGATCGAGGTGAAGTTCGTGGTAAGCACAAACAACAAATGCGATGTCCTTATCGCTACGATTTCAAAGATTATCCTTGAGACTATTGGCATACAAACGTTTTGCTAATACACTGACCCGTTTTGACTGTACATCTTGACTTTCTAACCATTATTGGCTAGTGTGCCAGACACATGGGTGACTCTTTTCACCTTCTCATGAGATATATCCGGGTGGCGGTGCCTCCCTTGCAATTAAGGAGACCGTCCTTTGGCCCAATTTGCTGACGCAAACCGCGCTCAGATTCGTTACATCGAAGAAAATTCTTTCGGTGTAACTCCGACATCAGGTTCGAGCCGTGAAGTTCGTCTTACGTCGTCCTCTCTGACCGCAAACAAAGAAACTGTTGTTTCTGATGAACTCCGTGCTGACCGCATGGTGTCTGATATCGTTGAAGTCGCTGCTATGGCTAGCGGTGACATCAACTTCGAGTGGTCATCGGGACCACAAGATGAATTCCTTGCTGCTTTCTTGCTGTCTCAGTGGGAACGTCCAATGACTATGGACTTTTGGAAGGGAATAACTGTCTCTATCACAGCAAACAACCAAATCACCGTATCTGGTTCTGATATCACTGGCTTCCTGACAGCAGGTCGTCGGGTGAAGATTGACGGATTCACCAACGCTGAAAACAACGGCTACTTTTCCATAGCTACTACTGCACTGGCGGGTGCTGACACACAGGTCAATTTGGTTGAAAACACATTGGTGCCAGAAGTTGGTACAGTTCGTGCACGTTTGTTTGATGCTAACGACGTTATCGTTCTGAACGACACCAACATCTCTTTGGGCGCTACGGGTATTTCTGGTAACGCGACTGACCCATTTGCTGCTGCAATTGCGGCTGGCCAAATCCAAATCGGACAAAAGCTCTATGTTGACGGACTTGGTTACGAGACTGCGACTATCACGCTGACTGATCCTAACCCACTGGCTACACTGGACCTTTCTATTTCTGACGGTGTTAACACTGCGCAGTTGGTTGCGGGAACAGATTTCGTAGTTGGCGTTGATTCTGACACTGATGGTGCAGTACTTGCGACAGCTATCAATGGTCTTCGCTCTCGTACATTGCAGCCTGTCAACGTAAAAGCTACGTATGACACAGTAACCGACGTTCTAACAATCACGAACCTTCTTCAAACTGGTGGTTCTGTCATTGAAAACGTTGTTGACGCAAACGCTATTGTTGCTACCTTTGCTGGTGGTGAAGTTGGTGCGGCTGGTATATTTACCGTAACTGCACTTGCTGATGATCTTCTGACTGTTTCTCCTGTACCGCCAGTTGTTGCAGCAGGTAGCCCAGTAATCATCAAAGGTTCACACCTTAAGAACCCCGGTGATGAAACTGCAATTCCCCAGCGTTTCTTCTCTATTGAGACAGCGTTCCAAGACGTGAATCAATTCATGGAACAAGACGGAATGGTTCCGGGAACGTTCTCTCTGGAAGTTGCTACAGGAGCTATTGTTACAGGCACAATCGGATTCGAAGGCCGCGAGACTTCTTTGGTCCAATCTACTGTCCTAGGCGATGCTGCGAACTACACTATTCTTGACTCACAGCCGGGCGAAGTTGTGAACGCGACTACTGATGTTGGTGACCTCGTTAAGGATGGTGCACCGCTTCTGGCTTGCATCCAATCTATCTCTTTGAACGGAGAAGCTGGATTGCGTATGCAGAACTGTGTTGGCTCTAAGTTCCCACGTGGTATTGGTACTGGTCGTTTCAATCTAACTGGGTCCATGACTGTTTACTTCGAAAACGAAGAACTGTTCACCGACTTCATCGATCACGAAACAGTATCTCTCGAATTCTCTATCACCGATTCCGAAGGTATGGCGTACTTCTTCACAATCCCTGCATTGAAGATTTCTCAGAATGAGATCGCACCGGTCTCTCCGAACTCTGCGGTTTAATTAATTTGTTAAAGAGCCTACGGGCTCTTTAATATCCTCCCGACATCTTGGTTTACCGAGATCGCCATGGCGCAGGGAATGGCTCTTGGTTGTCGGGGCCAATCCATTCCCATCCTTTTTAACCCCGACGAGGCTATTATGGCTAAAACTAACGAAGCGGCTGAACCAGTCGAATTCTCTACGAACATTCACAATATCTTCCACACAGACGAGTCTCTCGAAGAAGAGGGAACTTGGGTGACGTTGAATGATTTACAGAAATTAAAAATAAAAATCCGTCGTCTGCGTTCAGATGCTGTAATCAAGGCCTTCGAACGCATCGTTCGAGAAACCTACGATGAGGCGATGCTTCGCAATCCACAAGGTATGACAGAAGAACAATCTATGCACGTTCTGCAACGTCAGCTTGCCGAAGCCGTACTTATCGATTGGGAAGGCGTTCGCGACGCAAAGACCGGCGAAGAAATTCCGTACACACCACAGGCAGCATTGCAATTGGTGAAAATCCGTGACTTCCGTGAATTTGTTTACGAAGCAGCTAACAACCGTGATACGTTCCGGGAAAAGGCTGACAAGGACGCGGAAAAAAACTCCTAAAGTTCCTGCGGTGGAATCTTAAAAACTCAGCACCACAGCAACACAAGAAAGACGATTTTCTCGCCAACTTGTCTGCTGAGAATAATCCCAAGCTTAAGAAGATGCGCGAAATGCGTGAAGCTCGGGAGAAGGCTGAGGGGACAACACCAAAGCCGCAGGAACCGGCTCCGACAATTTTTCCCGATATGTTGTGGGTATGGGCTGCATTTTGCCTTCTGTCTGAACGACGGGGCGTAGGCGCCAACGGTCCTCTACCAATCACAATGGAAGCTATGCATGCGTATGCGCAGATGTCAAATCGGCGCGAACGTATCTACATGGAACAATTGTTGCTATTCGTCCCTCTGCTTGATCGTGAATACCTACACGATTTCTATGAAAAACAAGCAGCAGACATGGAGAAGCATCGAAAAAAATCACAGGCCCCATCAGGTAAGAGGGGCCTTAATCGGCGGTAAAAATGGCTGAAACACAAGAACTCCGGTTGAAGATCAACGCAGCAGCGGCACGCGCTGGTGCTCGTGAGTTCGTGGCTGCTATTAACTCCATTCAAGTTGCCGTAACACAATTGGCCCGCGAGAGTACCAAGGCTTTTGATCAGATTAATTCTGGAAGCAAGAGCCTTGGTCAAAATCTACGTGTACTACAAGACGGTTATAACTCAGCGCGAATTGCTAACGACCGTTTTGCAGCGTCTGTGAAGCGTGCTAATGCTGCTTTAACTCGTCAACTTAACCTTGCATCACAAAGCCGTGGCGCTTTGTCTGGTGGCCCTACTGCGTCGCCAATAAGCGGTGGAAGCCGCGCTGCTGATCAACAAATTTCTTCACAGAATCGAATCCAACGTGCTGTTGATAACACAAAAGTATCTGTTGAACGTTTAACAGCTTCTTTGATGAAGGTCGGCGGGTTCGAATCTATTAATAAAATTGCGGCAGCATTTCGCACTTTTCAAAAAGAAGTTAGTGGATCATCTGTATCCGCACAACAGCTTGATAATGCAAAGACCAAACTTAATAGCACATTAAAAGCTGCCCAATCTTCTTTAATATCCTTAAACGCAAAAGCACAAGAAAACGCACGTGCGGAACGGGCGGCTGCGCAAGCCGCGCGCGAGCCCGCACAACTTGCAGCAGCAGCGGCAGTACGACAAGCAGAACAAGAAACAGCACGCCTCACAGCCCGCATGCATGCTGTTGGGGACACACGTGGTATAAGTGCCCTAAATCAATCTCTTGTAACTCTACGCGCTAATTTGGCAGGAGGTGCGACTAGCGCACTTCAAGTACGTCAGGCGATGAGTCAATTTGCAGATTCTGCTAGCCGCGCTAAGTTACAACTAGCACAAATGGATGCGGCTCAACGGGCAGCAGCAGCGCGCGCGCGCGAACTTGCCGCACAAGAACGAGCAGCAGCCGCAGAAGCGCGGCGACTGGCTGGAGAAATACGCGCAGCAGGCGCTTCATCCCAAAATGCTTCTCGTTCATTTCGTCAGGCCACTGGTTCTTTGCGTGGACTTGAAAATGCGTTTAGTAGTTCTTTTCAGATTGGTTCGGCTTTCCGGACTATGATTGGAACAATTACGCTAGGAACGTTTGCTCAAAGCGTATTCCGGGCCGGTGATGCCCTTGAACAATTTAATATTACAATGGAAGTTGCTAGTGGAAGTGCCGCCGCTGCTGCGAGCGATCTTTCTTTCATTGATGATATGGCTCGTAATCTAGGTACCAACCTTGGAGCATCTCGGGATGCTTTTTCAAAATTCGCTGTATCTTCTCAGATCGCTGGTGTATCAACGGATCAAACACGTGAAATCTTCGAATCGGTATCTACAGCTATGTCTGTATTGGGACGAGGAACAGAAGACCAACGTCTTGCGTTCTTGGCGCTTGAGCAGATGATGTCGAAAGGCGTGATCAGCGCCGAAGAATTGCGCCGTCAGTTGGGCGAGCGTTTGCCCGGTGCCGTCAGTTTGATGGCCCGTGCTGTTGGTGTGTCTGTATCAGAATTGCAGGATATGTTGAAAGCCGGGGAACTTATCTCTTCGGAAGTATTGCCAAAATTTGCGGATGAGTTAAATAAAACATTTGGTTCACAATTAGATCGTACGTTTAACCGTGCCGGGTCCAACTTGGGACGTATGCAAGTTGAATTCCAGAAACTTTTTGAAATCGTTGCTAATACTGGATTCTTGAATGAATTGTCGGTACAATTCCGTGATATAACTAGTGCGCTGCAAACTTCCGAAATTCAGGAAGCAGCCGCGAAACTGGGGCGTGGTTTTGCAGAAGCCGCAGAAGTATTTGGACAATCTTCTCTATTCATAATTAACAACATCGAAGAAATCGGTCGGATTGCTACGGTTGTGATTGGCACACTTATCGCACGCCAGTTTGCGCTATTGGCTCAAAGTGCTTTGGCAGGTGCCGCAGCACTGGTGACGTCTGTCGTACAATTCCGTGCTGTGGGTGCCGCAGCAACAGCAGCCGCAGGTGGCTTAGGCGCAGCAGGATCAGGAGCAGCCGGTGCAGCGGGAGGAATCGGTGCAGCCGGTGCAGCAGCCGGTGCAGCCGCTGGAGGGTTCACCCGTCTTGGTGCTGGTTTGACAGTTGCTGGTCGTGCATTTGGAGTTCTTGCTGGTCCAATCGGATTGGCTATTACTGCTCTTACTCTTGTACCTGCTTTTTTAGATGACGTTGGAACAACCGCACAAGATGCCGCATTTGATTATGGCGACGCTATTCGTGAAATGGAAGGAACTACTTTCCGTTTCTCTGCAGAAATAATCGATGCACAAAATCTGTTGTCCCGTTTTCAGAATGATGCGCAAGCGGGTAGTGATATAACGAACGCGTTTGAAGCTATTCGAAATGGTGGAGCCCTTGCTGGTCAAACAGGTTTAGCCGACACTCTTAAAGAAATGGAAGACTTAGATGCTTCTATTAGGAATAGTAATTTGTCGATGGACGAATGGCTAGATTCTGTTTCCGAACTTAAAAAACTGTTCAACGATGTGCGTGGACAGATTCCAGAAGATCAAATACGCCGTTTGGAAGACACCATTCTTCCCGCAGCAGCACTTGTTCGTCAAATTGCAGAAGATGCTGAACGATTGGAGTTGGCTTCTCCCGGTTTTGCTGATAAAATAATTGAATCAAAAACTGCATTAGAACAAGCTCGTAATTCTGTAATAGCCCTTCGCGATGGATTATCTTCTCTAGATGAGGGTGCTTCTGTAGATTCTGGAATTGTATCTATTCTAGATGAAAGTCGCTTTGAAAGTGTAAATGACGCTCTTGATCAATTCAGTGATCGACTATTTAGTGTAAATGGGTTCCAAGCAGACGGTCTTATAAATCAATTTGATGAACTTCGCGAAAAATTCCATTCTGGAGAAATTGGCGCAGGAGAATTACAGACGGAGTTAGCGTCTCTTGTCGGAAGTCTTCAAGAAACTGCGGATGCAAATCTTGTAGTAGCCTCCACAGCAGGTTTCGAAGTAAAGGCTTTGCAAGAAGTTGGGGAAGCGGCTGTCACTATGGCAGGAAGTCTTTCTGATGCAGAACAAGCTTCTTTTGCGGCAGAAGCAGGAGCAAATGCTGTAGCAAGTGCTGCGGACAACGTCGCTGCTTCTGGTTATAATGGTGCTGCTGGAATACAAGCACTATCGCAAGCATTTGCAAACTTAGGCTCAGCAGGCGATGCAGCGGTAGCCGCAATTGGCGGACAAATCCAACGCGTCGAACGTCAAATCGAATTGCGTTCTATGAATTTTGTTGATCGTTCTGTAGGACAGGCGATGGATCGGCAGGCTGAGCTGATAGAAGAACAGCGCAGCAACATTGAAAATGCGTTTAACTCAACAATTTCCGCCGCAGGTAATACCGCAGATCGAGGACTTTTGGTTGCTGCGGCTGAGCAAGATCGTGCAGCGGCTCTTGCAAATCTTGATGAAGGTATCGCCACATACGAAGAACGTGTTCGTACGTTGGCTACAACACCTCTGAACAATGAAGGGCGTCCAACCGCAACTCGTTCGAATGGCGGCGGACGTCGTTCTTCTGGTGGAGGACGTAGCGGGGCAAGTGACGCTGCAAAAGAAGCAGAACGTGCAGCCAAAGCTATTAAAGATTTGAAAGATGCTCTCGATGAGAGTATTGTCAGCATTGAAACTGAAAATGTTGCTCTTGGATTATTAGCTTCTGGCATGACTTCGTCGGAGCGTGGAGCAAAACTTCTAGCGGAAGCTCAAATTGGCGGTGCTAATCTAACACGAGAACAGACTGCCGCATTTATCGAACAGATAGAAGCAGCAGAAGCTTTGAACGCATCTCTTACGCGTCTTGCCAATGATCCTGTTAATGATTGGATGAACAGCGTTCCTACATGGCGCGAAGCTGGTCAACAGATCGAAACAGGTGTATTCGAAAGTCTGAGCAGTTCTATTTCAGAATTCATAAAAACAGGTGAATTTAGCTTTGAATCCTTGGGTGAATCTATCTTGGGCATTGTTGCTGATATTGTAGCAGACAAGGCAGTAAAAGAACTTACAACTCTTCTGGGTGGAAACACAACAGGATCGGGTGAAGGTGGTTTCGGTCTTGGTGGTATTCTATCCGACGCCTTTGGTAACGGCGGGTCCGCTGGTGACGTTGGTGATCCATTTGCCGGTGAAGGCGGTGGTGCGGCTATGCAGCAAGCTATCGCTACCGGAGGACAGCATGCAGCAGAAACCATGCGTGCTGCTATCACACAAGCTGGACAACAAGTCGGCACAACTATGACACAGAGTGGGCAACAAGCGGGAGCTCAGATCGGTACACAAGTACAGACCGCTGGTAGTGTTGCTGGTTCTCAAATGAGCACACAAACGATGACTGGCGGCGCTATAGCTGGTTCGCAAATGGCCATTCAAACGCAAACAGGCGGAACCGTAGCTGCACAACAAATGCAACAAGGTATCATGCAAGGCGGTGCAGCAGCAGCATCACAGATGGCGCAAGCTTCCGCTGGTGGCGGGGGTGGTGGAGGACTTTTTGGAGGCGGATTTGGTGGAGTTCTTCTGGGTGCCGGACTTAGCCTTGCTTCCAGTTTTCTTAACCGTTCTTCCAGTTCTTCTTCTGATGATTCTTCCGCAGCAACGACAATTACTCCTGTGGGTGTGCGTCAATTTGCAGAAGGAACAGCGAACACATCAGGCATTCCAGCTATTCTTCACCCGAATGAAGCCGTTATCCCCTTGACAAAAGGGCGCAAAGTTGCTGTAGATATGGAAAACACAGAAGGCGCTATGGGCGGTTCTAAGACTGTTGTACAGAACTTTAACATCAGCACCCCTGATGCAGACAGTTTCCGCAAATCTCAAAAACAGATTGCAGCGGACGCAGCATCATCAGGACAACGTGCCATGTCAGATAACGGTTGACGACACTAAAACAGAATGGTAGAACACCCAAATGATTGGTTTTCACAATGTACGCTTTCCAGAAGATGTGAGTTGGAGGTCCAGTGGTGGTCCCCAATTCAAAACGCAAGTATTTGAATCCTTTCGAGGTTTCGAAAAGCGTAACATTGATTGGGATCAACCACTTATGCGATTCAACGTCGCATATGGGGTGAAAACAGATGTTCAAGTGCTCAACTTGTTCTCGTTCTTCAATGCTCGACAAGGACGTGCGCATGGGTTTAGGTACAAAAATTGGGCGAACTGCCGAATTCAAAACGGAGCCATTGCAACCGGCGATGGCCTTAGCACACGCCTTCCTATGTGGAAGTTCTACGGATTCCAAGGGGCACGTATGTACAAACGTCTTCGCAAAATTGTACCGGGCTCTGTTACTAACGTAGGTGTGGCTTCAATCGGTGGTCTTGTTGAAGGCACTGACTACAACATTGATTATGATTCAGGAGAGATTGCTCTTAATTTCGCTCCGGGATATGGTGTTCCAGTTTTTGCCGAGACGCTTGAATTTGATGAAGCTGTGCGATTCGACTCTGATAGCCTACAGTCGGTGATTGACGGCTTCAACACACAAAGTCTCACAGACATTCCCTTGATTGGAGTAAAATCTGGTTTTACGTCTGGTTCGATTTTTGCACCTAATGACGTGGCTTCTGGTGATGATGCTTTTTATAATAGCGTTCGCTTGATTTTAAACTTTGACGACACAGATGACTTGTCTACAACAATCGACCAATCAGAATTGGGAATGCCTGTTGTCCTGAATAATGACGCAACACTTTCTGAAAATTCTTTCAAACATGGTAATGGTTCTTTCAACCCCGGCGCTTCTGGAAACATTCAGATTGGTGGCGATCCTTATAACGTACGCAGTCTTCCATTTTCTGTAGAGGCTTTTATACAACAGTCTCTGAGCGGGTCTGCGGTGCAAAACATCATAGGTAAGTGGGATGAAACAGGCTCAACACGGTGTTGGACACTTCGCTACGTTCTTGCAACACGACAGCTACAATTCGTAATCACCGAAGATGGTTCAACAGAGAACGTGGTTTTAAATTTTCCTTGGACAACAGCGCAACAGGGAACCTATGACTATATCACAGTTGACCGGACGCCTGCTGGATGGTATGTTATGCGGATCAACGGTGTTGTAGTTCAGCGGGCGCAGACTAATGTTCTCGTATTTGACACAAACACTCCGTTGACTGTTGGAGGATTGAACAATCTAGGAGCCAACCAGAGTCCATACCAAGGACTTATGGATTCTATCCGTGTTACCATCGGACGTGTGCGTAACAACTCTTTCGAAAATATTGACGTACCGGCCCCGTATCCGGTTTGACTTGACTTTCCTCCTAACGCGATGTTAGGTTGGACCAACTTATGAGGTAATACATGCCAATCATTGTTTGCGGTGCCGAAGGCGAATGGGCGCTTTACAATAATACTCTGTCCACTCTAGGAGCAGACGACAAACGCCGTGGTTCAGTTCTGTTGACTGTTGGTGAAACGATGTTTAAATCCCACGTATCCTCGGATGATATGTGGTACCATATACGCATCGCTGGAACCAATATTGGAAGCGGAAGTTTCGGTGATCTGCAAAACGTTTTGAGTATCCGTAATTCGAACGGAGAGTTCATGGCAGGTTTGCGCCACAGTCCAATTGCGAACGATGGATTGTTCCGGGTTCGCTTTTCCTATACAGAGACCAACGAAGGGCCGCAGGTAAATGGAGCGGAAACCTTCCCAGACAACGACAACGTATTTGCAGAATACGATATTCGTATGGTCCGGAGTACTGTCTCCAACACAAATGACACGATGACGTTCTTCTTTTATCGGAATGCTCAACTTCGCTTTACGACTGTTGAAACGGACCCGACGGGCTGGGACTCACCTTCCCAGTTTCTAGTTTCATACGCAAACGCAAGCGGAAACTATGATGACGTTCTTGTTCAAGACGTCATTGTGACAGACAGTGTTCCTACTGTTGGAATGGAACTTGCCGTTCTTGTGCCTTCTGCGGTTGGTAACTATAGCGACTTTGATAATGATTATACCAACCTTGATGATGTTGGATACGACTCTTCCACTGTTATATCTACGTCCACTGTTGATGCTCGGGAAAGCTGGATTTTTGCGACACCAACATTTGATCTGGGAGACAAGGTTATTTACGGAGTTGTTCTTGACACAGTAGCTCAAACTGACTTGGCAAATACCATTTCTGACTTCCAACCGTTCATCCGTTTGTCTGCAACAGATTATGCTGCGTCGAATTTGGGCGCAACTAACATCGCACCAGATAGTTTTGTTTCCATATACACAATAAATCCAGCAACTGCTGCCCCTTGGCTCGAATCTGATTTGACGGGACTTGAGGCGGGCATTCGCGCGGTATAATAAATGACAAATGACGTCCTAAAGAGTGGCGGATACGTTGTCGTCGGCACTACTGGCCCCGAAGCTTCCGCAGATTCTCGTGGTTACGCTGTCATTGGCTCGACAGGGATTTCAGTTGTAAATAGGCAAAGTGCTCAAGCCATTTTGGTTAATGCTGCGGTTGTTCCTACGTCCACTACCCAAGTTGTTTTGGCGAACCCCGCTATTGTGTCTAATTCGACTTCTTATGCTATGCTAGGAAATACTTCCGCAACTTCAACAGCCGCATATGGATACGCAGTTATTCAGCCGTTCTATCCTCCACATAACGATCTTACGTTGGATTTTAGTTTCATGGATCGTCGTTTTCCTGAATGTATTTCTTTCGGTTCGTCCGGTGGTCCCGGTTTTCGTACAAGTGTGTTTGAATTCGACTCAGGATACACAGCCGTAGAAATTGAATGGGATCGGATGCGTGGGCGGTTTGAAGCTAATTTTGAGAACGCAACCCCTCAAGATGTAGAAGAGGTGGAATCTTTCTTTTATGGAATGAAAGGGCGTGCCATTGGTTTCCGATATAAGGATTGGACTGATTACCAAATCAGCGGACAGAATGTTGCAATAGGAGATGGAACGACAGAAACGTTTCAAGTATTTAAGAGGTACAATTCCGGTACACATATTTTTGATCGGATTATAAAGAAGACTGTAACGGGAACAATGAGTCTGACATTGGACGGCGTAGAACTTCTAGAAGGAAGTGATTTCTTTATGCTTGACACCGAAGGTCAAATCGTATTTAACACCCCTCCAACACCCGGAGCCATCGCGCACATCAACTATCTTGAATTTGATGTACCAGTTCGGTTTGACACCGATTATCTGAATGTCTCTTACACAGACTTTCGCCAACTTGATTTTACAATCCCAATAATTGAAGTTCTCGTATGAAGAGTATACCAACATCCCTCCGTGATCACCTAGACGGCGAAGTAACCGCTCTGTGTACTTGCTGGTCAATCGTGCGTGTTGACGGAAAAATTCTTCGATTCACAGACGCTGATGAAGACGTTGTACAAGGTGGTGAAACTTATAAGTCGATTGGTGCCTATAAGCGCACCGCAATCGAAACAACGTCTACATTATCTGTAGACAATCTTGAGATTGTCGGAGCTGCAAACGACTTGTCACTCCCCGAAGAAGAACTACGTGCAGGGCTTTTTGATAACGCTCAGGTGACTATTTTCATGACACCGTGGATGGACTCTGTAAAAGGACGTCTCCGCCTACGGCGGGGATTTTTCGGGGAAGTTCAAACCATCCCGAACAACACATATCAGGTAGAACTTCGCGGCGTTATGCAGCGCCTATCATACGTCTATACTGATATTTTTTCATCCTCTTGTTTGTACGATCTTGGTGAGCCAAAGTGTGGCATCAATATTAGTGGCCCTGATCTAGCAGTCGGACAAATTTTCACAAAAGGTGATTCTGTACGCGTAGCCCAATCTAATTATGAAGTAGGTAAGGCGTATGATATTGGTTGGGGCGATCCTGATTTTGAAATCGCAGGCATGGCTGGTATCGATCAAAGTTTGTACTGGTACAACTCCGGTGTTAATTCTGTGGACATCGTTTCGGGAACATCGTTCTCTGGGGACTATTGCGCTCGTGGAGTTACTGGACCCGGCACATTGACACAAGACGTTGATCTTGAAAATGCCACAGGACTTCCTGTGGAAGATATTGACGAAGAGCTAACCTATTTGACCCTTCGCGCCTTCCGTCGTGATGTGAATTCCGAAGGACGCTTTTCGGCATCATTCCTTTCCAAAGATGGAATTGAGTTGGGGTATGGAAAAGTGGCGGTGCCTCAAAGCTACACACCTACGACCATGACCTTCTCTGGAGATTTCACCGTAGAACTTTGGGTAAAAATGACTGGTGCTGTGGATTACGACCAAGCAATATTTG